GAATCGTTCGTATTTGTTGATGCATATTTAGTTGTAATAAGTTCTCCATTATCAATACTACTAATTCCAGCAGAATCATAACCACGGTTTTGTAATAATTTCAATCCAGTAATTATATATTCTACATAAGGTTCTCTTCCAAGATATCCTACTATTCCACACATCTTTGGGTATTTTGTATATATTGACTAAAATATTTGGTAATTATATCGCATTAACATTCAATAACTTCAATAAAATTTTTAGGAGTTATAATTTGTTCTTTTGTTTTTAATATTTTATTGATAGTTTTAAGAGTTTTTTTTAATTTTGGTTTACAATTGTCTTTTACGATGTTGCTTTTTATCATTTCTGTTACTATGTTTTTCAAAGTATCCAATATGTGTTTACATAGTTTATTATATCTTTTTTTTGTACATATGTATATTATACCTTTATTGTATAAGTCATAAAGATATTCTAATAAATCATAAAAGTCTTCTTTTTCATCAGTCCAATCATTATTATCTAAAAACATTTTTGATAATTTTATTATTTCTAATCTTTGTTTATTGAAAAAAAAATTCAAAATTTTAGCATCTATACCATGATATTTTTGAATATTCGGTAATTTGTATTCATCATTATTGTTTAAAGATATTTTTTTAATATATACTTTAAATATTGAATTATTATGTTCAAAATCACTTTCATTTATAATTTCACTTTTTAATCCACGTGGTAATAAAACTTCTTTTTGATAACTCCATCTTTCAACAATGCTTTCTAAATCTATATATGGAATATTAGGGTCCAATATTAATATATTTATGCAACAATCTTTGGATAAAACATTGTCACCTTTTGATATCATATAAAACAATGCTTCTAAAGTTTTAGTTGTAGATATGTATGATTTTTCTATATTTCCTTCATTGGTGAAATTTTCCTCTGTTCCTCTAAATAAAATTGTTTTTTTTGTTGTTTTTGGACAATTATTATTTGTGAATGCATTATCAATTGAATCTATTTCGTCTAAAAATGAATAAACATAATCCTTAAAATCTTTTTTTACATGGTCATCATCATCATCGTCTTTATCAAAGAAGTTTTTATATTCATAATTATCATCATAGTCATTTCCTTCGTAATTATCATCTTTTTTCAGTTTTAATTCAGAAAATGTATCATAACCTATTCTATGAAAATTATTGATTTTCATTGAAGAATCTTGATATAAAAACAAGGAACTTTTTTCTTCAGCAGAAAGTGATGAAAAAAATTGATCAGTTTCCGTTTTATCATAATCATATTCACTTGCTTCATTTAGTTCTTCTACTAAAGGTGATATTTTGTTTATTATTGAAAGAGTTAATGGATTATTCGATTTTTTATTTACATTTTTTGTTGAAGATTTGTTTTTTCGAGATGTTGATTTTGATTTTTTTGGTGATGTTGAATTTTTTTTAGTTGACATATATATTTAATATATATATATACAAAAATCAAGTATTTTAAAAAACTACTTAAATAAATATACTTATATATATTATCTCGATGTTTCGTTTAACAAAAGTAGGTTCTAGAAATTTATCAAGTGTAACTACAGTTGGTTCAAATGCATTTGATATCTTCAAAAAATCATGCTACTATAAAGTTGACTTCAAAATTAACGAAGAACAACCCATTCAAGAAGCTGTAGCTCGTTTCAGTGCAATGAATATTAGTTCATTGGCTGTTGTTGATAAAAATGATAATTTAGTAGGCGTTTTATCAAAGCGTGACTATATTAATAAGGTCGCTGCATTGAACAAATTAAATGAAAATTTAAATGTAAGAGATATTTGCACATATGGTAGTAATATTATTGTTGCAAAAAAAACAGATTCACTTGAATTATGTATGAACAAAATGCTTTTTAAAAATATTCATCATTTATTGATCACTGATGATAAGAACAAACAATTTATTGGAATGATTTCGATGAAAGATATTATCCAAGATATCATGAAAGATAAAGAAGAAACTATCACAAGACTAACTGATTTCAATATTGGTAGAGGTGCATTTTTCGGTAGTGAATAAAAAATTATATATAAAGATATTTTTTATATATAAATCAATCATTTTTTTGGTATAAATATAGAATGAAATCCTATTTTCATTTCTTCTTGTATTGGAATATCTATATAATCATATGTATTCAAATTTAATATCAATATCTTACTATCTTTATTGTTATATATATTAAAATAATACGTAATCAAATGATATGAGTCGCCTATTTTTCTTATCGTAGGTTCTCCGCATATAAACTTGTCAACAAATTCGATTTTCTTTATTACTTCCATGTCTTTACATATAACAAATCCATTAGGAGTATTGTTGTTTATACTTCTAAACAAGGTTTTATCATCATATAAAATTGGAAATTCTAAATTGAGTTCTTCTAGTTCTTCATATTTTTCTATTTCAACTTTTTTTGTATCTTTATCTATTATTATTTTTCTATATTTTCCAGTTATGTTTAGTTCATTAAAATCTATTTTATCATAAAATGTAGTATATATTTCCATATTTGTAGCAGTCTCTTTATAGTTTGCATAATGAAACATATATAAACTTTCATTCAGATAATATTGATCGATTTTCATAGTATCTTTATCTAATATATTGATAATCGTGTTCTTGGTTTCATCTAATTTAACAGGCATCGGTGTTATAAATATCTTTTTTAAATCGATAGTAAGTGGTGAATCAAAAAAAATTATTTTGTTTTGAGAACTCCAAAAATCATGAATAATAGGTAGATATCTGGTAGGAATTCTTTTGTGTTTTATTATTTTCAAGTTATTATTTAACTCGTAATATGATACAGTATTTGTAAATATATCATAATCGATTGTTTCAACACTATTGTTTTTAGACTTTGAATGTGCTGAAAAATGCATTATGTTCTCGATTGGAAATCGTTTTATTGTTTTTATTTGTTTATTTTCAAAATCAATCTTTAATTTGTATGGAACATCTCGTTCATATAATGCATATGTGTTATCGTCAATATTCAATAATGCGGTATTTGATACTCCTAATAGAGATGGTAATAAATTTACTGTACTGAATATTTCAAATATCAATTTTAAAAATCGATTGTTTGGTATTCTACCATTTTGTTCTTCGTAGTTCAGTTTATCTGTTCTTATAAAATGTTTTGTAAACGTTATTTCACCATCATCGAAAAATACTCCTTGAATAAGACCATCTGCTGTAAATAAATCGAAAATATTTGTTACTGAATCCATGTTTATATCCGGCCCTATTAAACCATAGAAACCGTTTATATTGTTTATTATATTTTTTTGACCTGGCGTTAATGATCCATAATTTATTTTTTTTGTTATTTCCTTATCTTTTATATTGAATTTTGGTCCAAATGGAAAATTTATAAAAAATGCGATTGCTACTGTATTTACAAAACCAATAATAAAAAAAACAAATAACTTCATTAAATATTTTATTATAGTATGTTTATATTTTTTTACATCAAAATTATAAGATTATGTCCAATTATTGTTATCAAATATTAAAATAAATAACTATATTCAAATAAATATCACTCTTTTTTGTTATTTCATATATATCATTTTGATTTATTTTTGATATTCCTTGTTCTCTCAATATTATTGTTTGTGATTTTGTTATTTTTAATTGACTAGGATATAAATATATAGGATTTTTACATATTCCTATATCAACTTTTTCTACTTCTAATAATTCATTTATATTGTATTTTAATTTTACATGTATATTATTATTACTGTCTATTTCTATGTTTTCTGGTAACATTGGATTACATTTTACATAAATATCACATCCTGCATTATCATATACTAATTCATGATGCCATAACGGAATTATATATATATTATCGTTTATATTGAGTTTGTATAAATTGTTCTCAAATAGATCATTTAATACTGGATTCAATATTATACATTCGTCATTTTTTATTTTATTTTTTATTATTTCATCAATCTTTTCATAAAAAAAATCATCGAAATGGAGAACATCTCTATGTATATTCATTATTTCGTGTATTTTTATAAGAGTTTTTTTATCTATTTTTTCCAATGTTTCCAAAGCCTTTTTTTCACAAGTGGTAGATAATCGCTGGATTATGGTAAAAAATAAATTATTACACGATTCTTTTTGGAGAACATTTTTCAAAAAAGAATAGAGAATCCAACTATATGAATTTTTATCTGATATATCATCATCTTCCGAATCACTATCAATAGAATCAAAAAACGTATTATTATGTTTCATTAAATATTCATATGCTTCATGTATTTCTTGGAATTTTTCTGCTGCATCTGGACTATTATTTTTATCAGGATGATATTTAAGTGCTAACAACCTATATTTTTTTTTGATGAATTTTTTGGCTTTTTCATTCTTTTCAAAGTCCTTTTTATCTATTTCGAGAACGTTACATGCTTTTTTATAATTCATCATATTTATGTACTTTATTTATTATATAAAACATAATACTCTCTAAATGGTATATCGGACGATAATTATTATTATAATATTTTAAAAATACGTATGTTTTTTCTAGTATGTCTGAAATATCTTTGCCATTTATTTTTCCATTTTCAATAAAATATTCTATTATATATGATAAACATTCTACAGTATCTAAATTATATGTTAATATATCATATAATGTATCACGAAAATCAGTGAAATTTATTTTTTTTGAAGATTCTATCTCTTGTATTATATTATCACATACAATATTGAAGACCTCCTTTGGAAATTCTGTAGTATTATTGATGAATTCAAAATACCTTGTATCTTTTATATTCATTATTCCATCTAATCCTATATGATCGTAAATAGGATTTTCTATCATTTTCATATTTTTATAATTTGTTATTCTATTGATAAAATCATTAATGTTGTTGCTGTTATTTGTTATTTTTTTATAATGCTGTTTACATGGCCTTCCTATATTTATTATTTGAGAAGCATTTATTATTGATGTTGGCATAAAACTTATATGTTCCGTTATTATGAAAAATTTGATTTGTATGTTTGTTTGTGAATGGTTATATTGTTGCATATAACTATAAAATATCTCCAGTAATTCAGTGTGTATTAAATGAAAATTTTTACAAATAATAATGCCGATTTTTTCTTGTTTTACTGATATAATATCCACGATTTGAAAAAATATTTCATGCCACAGTATTTTTGAGTTACAACCGAGTAATGACATATCAATTTCATAATGAATATCACTTAGCTTGTATGTGTAATTCTGTTTTTCTGTTATTGCTGTTATTTTCTTTTCATATTTCAATTCGTTATTACTATATCTTTTCAACAAATACAAAACCTGTGAATATTTTCCAACTCCAGATGGTCCATAAATTATCAAATTTTCTAATTTACTTATTTTGTCTGGTAGTAAATCATATTTTTTTTTCAATTCAGGATGTATATTGTAATTTTCTATTGACGATATATATTCGTCAAAATGTGTTTCATAATATTTCATTTATTGTTTTCTATAATCTATAGAGAACAATATAAATGTTTTTATACGAGTTTTATTATTATTTTGATTATTTCATTAATTGTTGTCTTGA